GTATTGATTTCCGAGTGCGCCATAGGCTGAGTTAAGTTGAATCTTTTTAGCCAATTGCATATTATGACATTGAGCGATCTTCTTAGTAAGTTCCTCTGAAGGCTTCTTCTCATACTCACGCTTATAATCAAGCATTCGATTCTTCCATACAACTCGATCATCATACATACTCTGCATAAGAGTAGGAAGGAAACCTTTATAGTCTTTATCGTATAAGTCACCAGTAGCAGCCACCGCTACATTACGAGCTTCTAACTCCTCACTATACGCATCCCAAGCTCTATTCTCAATAATATCAGTTATAGAAGGCGCTGCTCCAAT